GTTGAATCTTCTATGCTATCCGGATATTTATTTTTAGGTAAGGGTTTAATTACAAAAGATGAAGGCTTTTTCCATACTTGGATATTTCCAGCATATACTTTTGTATATTCTTCACCTTCGTAAATAAACTTCTTTACATTTTTAAAATTACCTTCCATAAAATCACCCCTTAATTAAGTAAAGTGTATTAGGGTCTTTTTGATACAAATAATTATATTCTGTTTCACTGCCTGTCCAAATATTCAGTGACGGCTGCGAAGAACCGATAGGTTGATAAAGTTTATCTGCTTCCTCTTTTGTAAAAGCATTTGATGATAAAAGATAACGTTCATCATGACTGTGATTTATGTCTGATTTTTTTGATAAAGCATTTTCTAATCCTTCAATCTGTTTGATTGTATGACTATGATTTTTATCTGCATACAAACTGTTTAATGATTGCTTGAATCCCTCAAAATCTTCTGTACTAACTTTTGAGCCAATCTGTTGCAATACACTTTCTGAAATAGAGTTGTTTTGTATTGCTTCTGCTAATTCTCTTAATGTATTCATAGATTCAGGCGCGCTATCAACTAGTTCAGCAATTTTTGAATCCGTATACGTTTTAGAGTCGTTGAGAGTTGTATCTTTGATTTTTTCAACTTCTTGCAATTTATTTTCTAACCCTTCAACATTTGCGATATTGATTTTGTCCAATAACTCAGGTTCTGCTTTGATATTTGTATCTTTACCATCAATTTGCCACATTTTAGTGTCAGGATTGATTGATACTACAGTACCGTTTTTACCGGGTACGCCTTGTTCTCCTTTTTTACCTGCTTCACCTTTTGCACCAGGTTGTCCCGGTTCGCCTTTATCACCTTTCGCACCTTTAAATCTACTTTCATTCTTTTCGATGTAAGAAATGATATCTTTATCTATTTTCTCTTTAAAGTCTTTGCTCAATAAATCTGTCGCGTTATCTTTTAAGATTCTCGTAATAGCATCATCTACCAATTTAACATCGATTTCTTTTGCTACAGCAGATTCAATACCACTATCAATGATATTGAAAGAAAAGTTCGCGACATGTATTTTTTGTTCTTCTTTCTCTAAAAACAGCTTACAACGTACATAACCAGCGTGTTTGATAACCTTTTTAGGTATCTTGTAGGTAAGGAACCCTTTTACAACATCGTCGATAATAAGGGGCTCATTTTTGAATATAGAGCCATCTTCCATAAACAAATGCAATCTAGGTGTTAAGCCATGCGCTTTTAGATCGATACGACCTTGTTTGTCATTGATACCTATTCTTATAGATGCTGTATTTTCATCTTCAGTGTAAAATCGACAGCCAATGTCACCTAAGTCAACACCATCATTTTTTATTCTCGTTTCAACATCTTTTATTTTGTACATTTACACACCTCTTTATTTATATTTATCCCTTGTGAAGTAGATACCTTTTAAGCCGATTTGTTTATATAACTTAGCGATTGTACTTGCTTGATGTTGGCACCACTCTATAGCAGTAGCGTATTGGTGCGTAGCTGGATTCTTAGGATTCCATCTGATTCTGTACAGTGTATTCTGCCCTTTGTTGATGTAATCCTTTCTTACGAAGCTAGCACCGCCCATGATTGCTTTTGCTGGAGATGTCCAACCTTTATTTTTAGCAAATTTCATTGCATAATCAGGGTCGTTGTCGAATGCACCAATACCGAAGTAATTATATGCACCGTATCTACCACTAGCGAAGTTACTTGTTCCGTATCCACTTTCTAAGAAAGCGTGCGCGATCAAATAAATTTCGTTAATGTTGTTTTTCTTACAAGCTTCCGCGAATGCTTTGCCTTGTCCGTCGAGCGTTCCTTTTCCTTTAAGTATTTTGTTAAGCGCACTAACTGAAATGCCTTGATACTTTCCTAAATTAAGCATTTGGTAGCATTGCGTGTTACTTTCCCATATTCGCTTAACATTCATTGCCGAGCTCGTTTGTGCTCGTGTTGCATTAGCCCAGCCCCATGTATGAGATTTTTTCGGGTTACCCCTAGACATTTGTCTATCCAGTGCTTGCTGGAATGTGAATGGACTTGTTTCAGTAACGATGCTTGGTTTTTCGTCTGATGGAGTAGGGCCTCGTGTGGACGCACTGTCAACTGATGTTTTATCACTAATTCTTATTGTTGTTTTTGTCGTTACTTCTTTTATATTTTCTCGTGTCAATATATCTCGTTTAATGTATGTCTCAAGCATTTTCTTTTTAACTTGCTCATACTTTGCGTTATCCGGTATACCTTGCTTAATCAAGTCGTAATTAATTAAATCTTTCATACTACGCCAAATATTAGGGTCTACCTTTAACGTCGTTTCAGATAAGTTTTTATCAATCCCTGACAACAACCAAACACCACGTATTAACGCTTGTATTTGATTCAATAAGAATTGACGCTTACTATCTGTTTGACCACCACATACTTCAATAACTAGCCAATTAGGGTGACGCGGGTCATCAAAATTGGTTGGTCTAGCAAGCCATGTAGCCTCTCTATCGACATATAAATGCGGTATTTCATAATCGCTTATAAACTTATTTCTTTGCGTATACAGTTCGTCTACAGAACGCATATGCATTGATTCTTTTATATATAATCCTTGAATATCTGAGCGTTCATCACCCATTACAACTATATGATCAATGAAATGCTCTTCTTTATCTAAAACATTGCTGTAAGCAGTGTATTTTACTGTTTTAACTTCTTTAAATTGCGGTTTCTTCGCTTCGCCAGTAATTGTTGAGTCATTGGCTTTTGATGCTGAACTTGTATCAGTACTACTAGGTTTGCTAGTATCTTTTGAATATGGAGGCCTGACAAAGCCTGTAACACTTACATAAGGGTGTCTTACTAATCTTCCTGGAGAACCTGTCCAACTATTAGAATTAACCCAGTTTTGGTCAACGCTATAAAAATAACTTTTATTAGATGGTCCTACTACTATTGCGGTGTGTCCGTCCGAACCTATTCCGTTGCCAGGGTGCCAAACTGCGATGTCTCCAGGTTGCGGTACAAATCCAGATGAATAACGATAGAATCGGAAACCCTTAGGATATCTGTAATTAGCCATATCCTTAGCATTGCCCCATGTTACAAAACCCCAATATCTTTTAAAAATAAAGTTAGGTGTATCCCAACATTGACTGCCCCGATAATTATCTATATTAATCCTCTTACCAATATTCGACTTTGCCCACTCCACCACTTCACTAGCTGTAGGCTTTCTAGTCTTTGGGTTAGGTAATCCCATGTATGCACCTCATTTCAATCAAAATAAAAAGCCAGTGCCGAAGCACTGACTCTTAACTGTTATTTACATTTACCAAACCAGAAGCACGCCCAGAAGCTATATCCTAAAATCCCTTTAAGCATGGTAATCACCTCCTTTAAATACCAAAAATAGTTCTTAGTAAAGCTATGACAATCGTACTGAAGATAGTCCCTATCAAACCGAGAATCCACATTTTTATGTCTCTAATATTCTTGGCATTCTTTTCTTTATTCTTTTCATCTTCTACCTTGTCGCGCTTTAATTCTTCAAAATTTCTATCTAATTTGTCATAAATCTTTTCTTGCGCTCTAAGACTATCTTCTATTCTGTCGAATTTTTCAAACATAGTCTTATCATTTTCTTCTAATCGCGTTAAACGCCAATCTTGTTCATGTCGTTTGGTAAAACCAAACATTACGCCACCTACTTTTTGTTAAATTAAAAAGCCACAAGCATTACACCTGTGACTTTTCATCTTTTGTTTCTGGATATTTTTCTCCAGTGATTAAAGCGTATTCTTCTTTATCGATTAAACCCTTGTCTACGTACCACTTAATTTGCTCATTTTTATAGTAACCCCAAACATAAAAAGTTTTAATGTCTTTAAAAGTTGGATAAATCATCTTCATTATTTAAACGTCCCCCTCAGTACTTGTTTTGTTAGTTTTCAGTTCAGTCAACTGTTGTGTTAACATAGCGTTTTGTTGAGCTAATTCCATTGTTAATACGTTTACTTGTGCCACCTGCATTTGCATACTTGCAACCATTCCGCGAAGTTCTTCATCACTCAAATCTGATTCACTTTGTTGGTTTGATGCATTCGGTACGTCTTCTTTTTCGAAATTGCTATTGTATTTAATTTCGCCGTTAGTGAAAACGAACTTTCTAGGTTCGAACTCTTCTTTGAATTTGATAGGCACATTGTTATCGTCTACATCTAAACTATTGCGTAAACCGCCAGTATTAACGTATCCGATAACTTCGTTTTTATCATTTACTGTGATTTTCATTATTTCCACCCCACAATTTTATTTATCGTAACTCTGTTTGCATTAGCACCAGAACCTGTTTTACTGCCTAAATCAAGGTACACATCGTTATCGATTTTTAACGTCGTACCACTTTCTTTAGTTATTAAGCATTCATAACTACCACCACCGTTACCGTCTGAGTCAACTACATTTGTTTTACTTAATTGAATCGCATTTGGTATAGAGGTTAAACTGAATGCTTCAATAACACCACCTGGATAAGTACCGCTTATGAATAGAATTGCATAATTTGTATAAGCTTCGGTTAAATTAATCCTTGTTCCTACACCGTTTGCAGCACCGTCGAATAACACGGCTGTTTTATGTTCGTTAGGTGTAGCCCATTGTGAATCTAATCGACCATTGGTGATTGATCGTGTATAAACTTTTTTAGAGTTTGAAGGTGTGAAGTTGAATAACTTATTTGCATCATCTTTAACAAATACTGATAAGTAGCCTTCGTAACTTTCAACAATACCTGGTAAATCAGGCACACTTGTTACGTAATAATTCCCAGCGCCCAATGCTTCTAAATTACCTTTGGCGTTATATAAGTTCTTTTGGATTGATTGACCGTTATGTTCTGTTAACTTATGTTGTTGCCAACTTATACTTTGTAACTTACCATCTACATACTGTTTAGCTTGATTCAGTGTGTTGTTAGATATTTCTTCAACAAATTGCTTAGTTAAGTTTCCATCATTCTTTTTATAAAACGGGTACCACGTGCCGTAGATTTTGTATTTTGTGTACTCATCGTTTGAATCATCTGGGTACCATGTTGCACGAGCAGTATTATTATCAACAACATAAACAACTAACACACCAGATTTGCTTGATGTATAAGTTGATTCATCGAACGAAGAACCGTCATCAACACCATCTTGTCCGGGCTTCTCTAACGTGCCTATATCCGCCTTTTCTGGCGCATCTTTTGCATTAGTAATATGAATAATCATAGATGAGTTAGCGTGTCTTAAAACAGCTTCTATTGACTGTTCAGATGATTCGATCGCTTTACCGTAATCATCAGTAAGTTTAGACTTTTGCCAATTTGTTGTTGAATTACCTTTAACAAGGTCAGCGCCATTGATTTGTTGTTCAACTTCGTTAACACGTTCAAAAATCGCTTGCTCTTTATCAACAATTTTCTGGAACTCGCTATTTATATATTGAACGGCTTTGTCTTGTGTTGTTGTAATCATCTGTACCGCTTCATTTTGTTTGATTTCTAATCTTTGAATACCTTGATTAATACGACTATCAATTTCAGTAACCAACGATTTTGTATCACTCAAACTTTTCTTTAAGTCCTCAACTTCTTCTTTAACACTTTCTGTTAAGTCCTGAATTGATTTGATATAAACTAGCTTTGTTTTACCGTCAAAATTACTAATTAGATCATTCTGGATATTGAAGTTAAATTGACGCTCTACAATTACGTTATTGCTACCGTTTTGAGTAAAATATGCTTGCGCATGTACGCGTCCAGTGTATTTTAAGAACTCATTTGGGATAACGTATTGCATTCGTCCGTTAATTGCATCAACAATTGTAAGTTCATCACTAATATAAGCGCCGTGTTCATCGTCGAAGTTATCCGTCTTAAGCACAATACTAGTCATCGCATTATGTTTGCTGATTGATAACGGCTTATTATTCTTAGTTACTGCAAAATTTAAAACACCAGTTCCTCTATCTGATTCATAGAAACTGATGTTTGTGTCAATAACCGGATTATATTGTGATGTTGTTTGTAACTCGATTAAGTTATCATCTTTCGAAAAATTATCTACTACCATTATTCAACCTCCTTACCTTCTATTATGCTCCAACCACTATTACCACCAGTACCAAAGTTTCTAACGAAAAACTGGTGAGCAGAAGCAAAGTTATTACGTCTTAGCACTTGTGTTGTGTTACCCGGTGTATTTGATTTTACTTCTAACACCCAGCCTGCAATACCTTTGTAATCTTTAGGGAAGTCAGAAAAACGTTTTGATTCTTCAGTGGTGATATAGAAGTCTAAACCAACAATTTTTAAATCAGACAATTTCGTGATGCTCTTAGGGATATGTTCCCAATAACCAGCACTTTGTGGGTTAAAATTCCATGAGCCGTTGTTTTTCTTGTTAAAGATGTCGATAACACGTTCAAATTTGAGCATATTTCTACCTGTGCTGTTTCTAGTTAGTACTTGTCTTAACGCACCATTATAATGACCAGGCAGTACATCAAAGAACCAACCTGCATCTCTAAACGCTTTCGGTAACGGGAAATCTAACGCATTTTGTGTGTCTTGCGTATAGATATAGTAATGACCAACTTCCGTAATATCACTTAGATATGCTGGGTTTTGCACTGGTAACGGTTTAACACGTCCGCCTGAATCAGTCATTGATACTTGAGGTGCGATGTTTTTCAAGAATTGGTTTACACCTCTTTGACCGATAGAATAAATTGAATGATGTCTGTTGTTACCAGGTCCAATAGTTACCCCGATTAAAAGTGCTTTACGTCCTGTTTCTAGATCGTAATACATATCTAGACCCTCAGCCTCTTGGAAATCTCCTTTAAAGTTGTTATTCACACCGCCTATATCGATACGACGTTTAAATAACAATTCTTTCGTTTTGATATCGAAGCCTTGTAAGTAATTAGGGTTAGCTGGATTTGAATCGCCAGTGTACCAATATAAGATACCTGCATCATAAGCAATACCTTGCATAGGTTGCGTACCTGATGTGTATTGCATAGGGATATCCATTTGGTACAGTACTTTGTCTATACCTTTATCAATATCGTCAGCACTTCTTACTTCAACAAAATTTAATGCGTTCTTAGCTTGTTGTTCAGAAGTTTTATATTCACGTCTAAAAATCATTAAATTTTCTACCGGATTATAAATCGCTGACGTATATCTGTCGTTAAATATATTCGGCATGACATCTTGCATTTCATTACCATAAGTTATTTCTCCAGTTCTATATTGGAAACGTACAAACTTGTTGTTTTTGTTACTGTCCAATACAGCTGAATAAATCCATAATTCTCCATCAATGTATCTATACGCATTGTGTGTGCCGTGTCCGCCGTTTTTAACAAGCAATCTATCAATAAATTGTCCGTTGGGCTTCAATCTAGATAACATGTAATGATTACCTGGACGAGCTTGCGTCATATAAATAATTTTCGTTCTAGGGTCTACCCAAAATGATTGCATTACTGCGTTAGTATATGGCGATAAATCTGTGATGAATTCCGGTTCTTGCTCTTTTGGTTCGAATCGGTATTCTGTCGCTCGATATTCTTTATAGTGTTCATCTACAGCTTTCTCAACCTTTTTAGTGAAAGCATCTAGTGTTGAATAATCATGATACAAACGATCTTGCAATGTCTTATGATCATAACCAGTATTATCAACACGCGCGTCTTTTACCTCGTTGATACCGTCGCCGTTATGACCTATTATCATGTTGCTAAAACGGCCATTTAAATACGTTAAATAATCTTCAACACTGTCATTCAAGTATTTAATTTGTTTTGCTGAGTGTGCGTATATTTCTTCTTTTTGATGATATATAAACATTTTCTCAAGTTTGCTCATTCCATTATCAAGTAATCGATAGTTGTACTCGTGCTGAGCAACTACTTTTTCGCCAGTGATAGAATGCAAACTTGTTATTAATCCGTAAGCCATTGGTTGCCTCCTTTAGTCGTAAAAACTGTAATAATCCTTGATTAACTCGTACATAATAACCTCGTGACCTTTTTCGTTAGGGTGTAAGCCGTCCTCCATGCTCGCTTTCCTAAAAGCTGGATTGTATGGCTTAAAGTAATCTGTGTGATATGCGTCAAACACTGGCACATCTAACTCACTACAAGCTAATATTTGAGCGTTTACATAGTCCTCAAGTGTTAACCCTAGTTTGTTTTTGTCCGTGTCTTTACGGCGTATCGTTGTGCCACTCATTGGGCATTGCCTTGTAGCTGTCATCACTAGTATTTTTGAATCTGGATTATTCTTCCGTATAACTTCAATTGCAGAACAAAAGGCACCGTAAAACGTTTTTGTATCCGTTTTATCAGTGCCTATCGGTACGCCTGCCCAATAACCGTGTAACCAGTCATCATCAGTGCCTTGTAATATGATTAGGTCTCCTCTTATTTGCTCTGCTTGTCTATAAATGCTGTTTTCTACCGCTTCTTTACCTATTGGAACTGTTGCCATTGTTGCGCCACCTCTTGCAAGATTAGTCGTTTTAGCTTTCAATTTCTTGCCTAACATTTCTGTGAAATTAGTTTTTGCGTGCGACCCTCTAGCTACAGAGTCGCCAATCGTTCCAATTGATTTGATGTTTCTTATACTTGATTGACTAGTAAAGTCGTACATGATCGTACCATTAGCAGTTGTAACTGTTTTAGTATTCATCTTATCGACTTTAGCGTTTATTTTTTCATTCTGCTTAACCAATTCATTATTTATAGATAAACTTGCGTTAACTTTTGCGTTTAGTTCTCTCAAGTACTTAGCTGGGTCTGACTTAGTTGTTTTTACATTCTTAACATAGTTCGTAGCTTCATGGATAGCTTTTCTATATCTGTCACGCATTGTAAAATCGCCTAATACTACATCTTGTTTGATGATGTTGTTATATGCATCTCTATGTGTAGTAATCTCGACTATTCTTACTAAGTCGTTATAGCCTATAGTTGGTTCGCCAACTCTTGCGACATCGCCAATTCTAGGGTTAGCCTCTGGAAAATGCTCAGGCTGTGCTACGAAGTCCAAAGAAATAGAAGCAGTGACACTTTTCTTTATCACTAGCTCCATTGATTTTTTCAAAACATCTTCTTTTTTTATACGTCCATCTATTAACGGAGGCGCTTCCCTTTTACCAATCAGTTGTGCTAATGGGTGTGTGAATTCGAATTGTAATCCAGCCTCTGTAAAAGTTTGTTGGCCGTCAAAGTCGCCATAACCTCTTATATATGTGTAGCATTTAGAAGCATCTTCTTGAATTTTGACGTTATCAGCATTTACACCTGATTTAATATAGTAGTTTGCTACTTTTGATAATTCGTCATACAAGTGAAATGTTTTTGTTTTAGCGTCGTACTCATATTCGAGATGATAGCGTTCAAGTCCTTTTTTGAATATCTCAAGTCTTGTGTCTCCCTTGCCTAATCCCTCGAACTTTGATGCGTCAACCTTAGTGTGCAATACGTACTTATAACTAGTTCCTTTAAATACAGTGTTAAAAAACTCTACACCTGTGAAACTTTCGTTATATTCTTGGTAAATCCTAGAATTGTTTAGATCATCTAATTCTTTTTGTCTCGCTTTGATACTAAGTTTGATTTTGTTTCCAATCGTTGATTTATCAAGCATTACTATCACATATTCATTGAGGTCATCTTCCCCCTTTACATTTGTGATAGTCCACATCTTTGTAATAGCGCCGATTGCGTCGAAAGTGCTGGCATTTTCTATCATATCAATGTCTAACGTGCTATCTTCATTCAATTTTTCATTTAATTTTGTATTAACATAAATCGCATGACCGACGCCTTGTAAACTTTTTAATAATACCGGCATATGCTACTCCTTATCTGTAATATAATTTGTGTCTAAAGACTATCTTTTTCATAAGTCTGTTGGCTTTAAAATGATTCCAACCGGGATACAACACCGGTTGTTCTAACGTTTTGTTGTATAGGTCAATATTTAAATTGCCTCTATATGTGTGCTTGTTATCAAAAATGATTTTATCGCCTGCTTTTAAATCGACATCTTTAATTACTGAGATGTTTCCTTTATCCGTATAGAAAGTGAAACCGTCTTTATCATCAGCTTTAACATCTTCGGCTAATTCAATTTCAACTACATTGAATTGGTTGAACTGTGTTAATGCTACATCTCCGTTGTAATAAACATCTCCAGAACTCGTATTATAGAATGTCATTTGTCTACTTCTATCATTTTCATTTAGTGCTATTCTGTCCGGAACTGACCATTTTTCTAAATCGTTATCACTTTCTAAATCAGTGCTATAGCCGATACTTTCAAAGAAAGGCAATTCTGTTGTCTCAAAGGTCAACGTGATTTCTCCTGATGTCTTAGTCGTGTCGAAAGATACTTCGCTAACTAATCCAACGAATAGTTGTCTACCGTCAACATAATCTAATTCGAATTCTTGCTCTAATGGTTCGAACATATCTTCGAATTTGATAGTGTTATCCGGCGTTGCCAATTCTCTTAGGTAAAAACGACCATAAAACAATGTTTGTATGTCTGATTTAAGATGTGAGGCATAAGCAATTTTAGGTACTTCATACCTCAATCTTAATTCAACTTTTTTATATTCTTCTTTAGCATAATTGTGAAAACGCCCGTCAACACCATCTAAAGGCGAATAATTCCTTTTGTAACCAGAACCGATAACATTGTAATCAAGCACTCTTAAGTGTTTGTAGGTGTGAGGATTGTCACTGACTCGATACTTCACACCATTTTTAATAATTTCTACATCATGGGCTATCAATAAACAAACCTCCCTTACATTAAGTTGAAACTACCATCTTTTGCATCCATATCGTCAATGTGAGATTTAATCATATTTAGATCGCCCTCGTTTCTAACAGTTACATTAACAATAGGTCTGTTATTTTCTTTCATGCTATGTTGCACATCGTTTGTCATATGACCGTCAACGCTTGGTGTTAAACTGTCGTTGAATCCATCTGTCAACGTTGAACCTAACTCACTTGTGAACGTTTTACCGAAGCTAGTAGCCATTACTTTAGCTTGTGATACCGCTAAACCTTTACCTAAACCACTACCTCCACCATGTCCACTTACAAATGAAGTTACTGAGTCCCAAGCTGATGAAATCGCATCGCCTACCGCACTTACTACTTTGTGCGCGGCGTTAGCTACACCCTCAGCTACTTTGCCTATTAATTCTGCTCCGGCATTTAAAAAATCGCTGAAAAAGCTTTTAATCTTATCAAGCGCGTTTTTCATGCCGTCGCCTACATTTGAGACAACTCTTTTAAATCCATCAGCTACTTTACTTGCGAAATTTGTAACAGTATTCCAAATATTAGAAACCCATTCAGAACCTTTCGTGATAATAAAGTTTAGTGCTTGTCCCATTTTTTCGGCCACACTCGAAGCAACACGACTAAACCAACTTGTAACACTGTTCCAAATACTGCTAACAAAATTAGTGATTGTACTCCATATCTGTGACCAACTTGTACCAAACATAGAAAGTGTTCGATTCATTACGCCAGTTAAAAAGCCGATTATCGACTCCCAAACTGATTGCATGTATTGCCAAATCGTATCAAGCACATTTGTAATCGTTGTTTTGATTGTCTCCCAAGCACCTGATAAGTCGCCAGTAAGCAACTGAATTAAAGCAGTGAATAAACCTACTATGATTTGGACTGCTACGGATATCACTGTTCCTATGGCTTGGAACGCAATTGTAATTAACGTCCACAAACCTTGTATGATGTTCATAACGTTTGTAATGATACCTATTACCAAAACACCTAAAACTTGCATGAATATTTGCCCTAACACTTGCAATATAGGCATTATCGGTTGTAAGGTAGATTGGATTTTGCCCCACAATTCAGTTAACCAGCCAACTACACCTTGAATCGCACCAGAAACCGCCGTTTTAACACCGTTCCACGCTTCAGTAATAGTGTTTCTGAAATTCTCGTTTGTTTTCCATAAATAAACTAGGACACCAATGAATGCACCAATCACTGCTATAACTGCTAAAATAGGCGCTGAAATCGAACCGAAAACACCCATTAACAATTGCATAGCTCCAGTAACTAGGCTTGATGTTCTAACGAAACTTAAAATTTGTTTGATAACGCCAAATAAACTCAAACCAAACACATTTGTAAGCACACTACTTATAGCAACAATTGGAGCCATTAAAGCCCAAAATACACCGCCTAAAATACCCATAACGCCAGCAACTTGTGCTATAGCTGGGTGTGTCTCGAATAGTTTAGCGATAAATCCAGCCAGATTAGTGATAAAGTCTAACAATTTACTAGCTATAGGTGCCATTGCAGTGCCAAATGCTACTAATGCTTTTATGATGTTACCGATTAATTGCATAATAGTAGGACCATTCTCTTGAACGTAACTTATAAAGTCTTTGAACCCTTGTGATTGTCCTACTTGTTCTGACCATGCTCTAAATTGAGAAGTTAATTTAACTAACCAATCAAAAATGTTGGAACTGTTTTGTACAAAAGCAATCATTAAATTACCAATACCAGCGAATACATTACCAAATATCTGACCAATCTTAGGTAGGTTAGTGGTAGTGTAGTCAATAAACGCTTTAATAGCATTCTGACCAGCTACACTATTAGCCCAATTTTGGAAAGCTATAGACATGTTCTGTAGTCCTTGAGACACAAATTTGAACAACGGCATTAATTGAGTAAAAATGTTAACTAATCCGTCGCCAAATCGTCCTGCAGCGTTCAATAAATCTCCGAAGATTGCGCCACCTATGCTATTCAATGCTTCAAACGCTTTCTTAGCTGTTTCGGAATGTTTAACCCAATTCTCAAACTCGCGTGCGTTTGCTTCAACCAGCATAGATACTTCGGATAAGAATGGTTTTAATTGAGACATCGCACTTGTAACGCCTCTGATACCTGCTGACATCGCATTAAAGATACTTGCTTGATTCTCTTTAACAATGCCTTGCCATGTAGTTTTTAACTGATCGCTCGCATCTCTAAAGTTTTGAACTTCTTTTGTTACTGCCAATGTGCCATCTTTTACCATTTTTAGTGCAGTAATAGCCATTGCACCGAAGCCAACCGCTCCAACACCAGCTACAGAGAACGCACCAGCAAGCCCAATAACACCACCACCTAATACACCAACGGCATTAAGTACTGCCATAATAGCTGGAACTAATCCAGCAATTACTGGTATTAACGCTTGTATACTAGCAATCATTAAACCTTTGACTTGTTGCGCGAAGATAGTACCGAAAGTTCTAATATTTGATGCGATGCCATCCATTGTTGATTGATACTGATCTAATGCTCTTTTACCTGCAGTCAATGCTACTTGCATTTTCGTCATTCCGGTTGTATCAAAATCTAATTTAACAGTGTGTTTGCGCCAACCAGCTAACATCGCTTTAGAAGTCGCAACATTTCTTTTTAATCCGCTTGCGTCGCCGTCAATTTCAACTTTTTTACGTCTGATATTCGATAGTTCTGCTTTAACAAACGATATGACTTGTTTTACTTTGCTAGCGTCTGCATCAATATTAACTTTATGTTCTCGCCAACGTTGAGCCATCGATTTGGCTCGCGTTAGCTCTCTTTGGTAGTCTCTTATATTTGCTGTAACTTCTGTCTTGATTTCGTCCGGTATATCA